TACTATTGCTCGGAACAAGGATGAAGAAACCAAGTCCGTGGAGCAATCCTTTACGCCGCCGGCAAACGATGATGGTGCACTCACCATTACTTCTGCTGCTTATTATGGTACCTATGTTGATCTTGACGGCACAGCAAAAAATGATGTAGAACTTATTTCTCGTTATCGTGAAATGGCTATGCAACCAGAAATTGAGTCAGCAATTGATGATATTATTGGCGAAGCCATTTGTCAAGATGACGATGGTAAGATTATTAAAATAATTCTGGACGATTTAAAGCAACCAGATAAGATTAAAAATGCCATCAGAACCGAATTTAATACCGTTCTAAGGTTGTTAAATTATAACAACATGGCTCAAGATATCTTCCGTAGATATTATGTTGATGGTAGGATGTTTTATCACATCATTATCGACCGCACAAAGCCAATGGAAGGCATCAAAGAATTAAGATATATTGATCCACGAAAATTAAGAAAAATTCGTGAGGTCAAGAAGCAGAAGGATGAAAGAACTGGCGTTGAAATGATGGATTTAATAAATGAATATTATATTTTTAATGACAAAGTTACCACAGGTTCTTCACAAAATTTTGGTCCAATAGGTGTTCGTATTACGGTAGATTCTATTATTTCCGTAGTATCTGGCCTAATGGATTCTCGCAGAGCAATGGTGTTATCGTATCTACATAAAGCAATTAAACCTTTAAACCAATTAAGGATGATTGAAGATGCTACTGTCATTTATCGTATCAGTCGTGCTCCCGAGCGCCGTATTTTCTATATTGATGTGGGCAATTTACCTAAATTAAAAGCGGAACAATATCTCCGTGATATTATGGTTAAGTATAAAAACAAACTGGTCTATGATGCATCGACCGGTGAAGTTCGTGATGACCGTAAACATCTTTCCATGTTGGAAGATTTTTGGTTACCTCGCCGTGAAGGTGGAAAAGGTACAGAAATTACTACATTACCTGGTGGTCAGAACCTAGGTGAGTTGGAAGATGTTAAATACTTTGAGAAGAAACTATATAAGGCTCTTAATGTTCCAGTTTCAAGGTTAAATCCTGAAACTTCTGGTTTTTCTCTTGGTCGTTCCAATGAGATTACCCGTGACGAATTAAAGTTTGCAAAGTTTGTAGATCGGTTGCGTAATAAGTTTGCCGATATGTTTGACCAAGCAATGCGGATTCAATGTGTTCTCAAAGGTATTTGTACCAATGAAGAATGGGATGAATTCAAAGAAAACATTCATTACGATTTTATTAGAGATAATAACTTTAGTGAATTAAAAGAAGCAGAATTAATGACCAATCGTTTGACTTTATTGCAATCGGTTGATCCTTATACTGGTCGTTATTTTTCTCAATCGTGGATTCAGAGAAACGTATTACGTTTATCCGATGATGAAATTAAATCCATGGAAGGTGAAATTGCTGACGAGAAAGAAGCTGGTTTAGGTTTACCTGTAGGTGTTATGAATGATGTGGCACAACAACAGATGATGGCTAATGTTCCACAACAGCCAGGTAATCCGTTGGATATGAAACACGCTTTGGAGTTACAGGATAAACAAGCTAGTCAGCAAAAAGAAGAAACAACCATTACTAGATTAAAAAGAATATTATAAATATTTGATTGGAGAATAAAAAATGACAGATACAACTAGAAATATTATAGATTACGCACAAGATGAAAATGCAATTGGTTTCAAAGATGCGTTATATGCTTCCATTCATGATAAAGTGACAGCACATATTGAAGCACAGAAACAACAAGTGGCTCAAAGATTAATTGAACCACAACAAGATTCAGTAGAGGCCGAGGATCCGCCAGTTGAAAACTCTTAAACAGTTTATGGCCGAAGGCCACCATCAAGAAAAACAAATGGATCCTCCAAATGTTTTGATTATGAAACGTAAGTCAATTAGGCAATTTCCTAATGGCCAACGGGTGGCATTATACTATGTGGATAAGATTAATAAATATGTAACAGTACCTTATACTGCGATGCAATGGGGTTCAACATCTCCAACGTCATCGGCAACGGAAGAATAATAATAGGATAAAAAATGGCTATTTCAAATACAATACAAACGATAATCGATACTCAAAAACGCACAGTCATTAAGCGTGTTGGTATTATTGATACTGATGAAAATGAAACCGTTATTATTGATCCTAGAACACTATCTAATTGTTTAAATGCCAACGGTGCTTTTTATCAAGCTGGCAATACAACAGCTCCAGGTTTTGCTAACTCCGCTTTTACTGTTGCTCGGGTTTTGGCTTCGGTTGATGCTGAAGTTGGACATCTACAAATCAAATGGCAAGGTACAACTTCATCGGCAACATTGTTTGCTTTAGGTGTTGGTTCAACCGATACCAATCCAGCATATCAATTTCCTGTAATAGGAAACAATGCTGTTGGACCTACAGGTAACCTAACAATTAAATCGGTTGGTACAACAACCAACGCAGCATATACAGTAATTATTGAACTACATAAGAATGGACAGTATTTCAATGGTGGCCAATTGAATGATCCAGCAGCATTTAACTATCCTCCTTATGGTAATTTGAACACATAATGAGTGGGTTTGTTTCTAAACTTCTATCTAATAACCTTGTAGAAGCTAAGAATGTGTTAGATGCAAGAATTAAAGAATTGGTTAATGAGAAAATTAACCAATTAAAGTTGCGTTTGGCAGCTGAGGTATATGAAGGCTGTGGTGTAGAAGTTGATTTTGTTGTAGAAGAATTATCTGAAGGCAATATTTTACGAATGGGTCGAACCAAAATGATTCGGGTTCGGATTCGTAGGGGTAAGGTCCAAAGAAGGGTTAAGAAGTCGGCTGTTGCGGGTTATGTAATGCGTGGTGGTAGATTAACACGGATGACTTCAATGGAACGCAGGCATCGCAAGATGGGTGCCAGAAGGTCGAAGTTTAAAAGGCGTGCCAAATTAAGGCAGTCACTAAGAAAAAGAAGAATGTCTTTACGAAAAAGAACGGCAATGGGACTATAATGAAACTCATTAAAGAAATTAACGAAACAGTAAGTTATTTGGTTGAAGATAAAGATGGTAAAAAATCTTTACATATTGAGGGACCATTTTTGGTTGCCGAAACTAAAAACCGTAACGGACGTTTATATGAATTTGCAACGATGAAAAAAGAAGTCCATCGTTACACAGAAGATTACATCAATAAGCAACGTGCTTTTGGTGAATTGGGCCATCCAGAAACACCAACCATTAACTTGGATCGTGTTTCCCATATAATTACATCTTTGAGAGAAGATGGAAACCAATGGATTGGTAAAGCAAAGATTTTAGATACACCTATGGGTAATATCGCCAGAAGCCTTATAGAAGGTGGAGCGCAATTAGGAGTATCTTCAAGGGGCATGGGATCATTGAAAAGTGTTAACGGTGTTAATATTGTTCAGCCCGATTTTTATCTAGCCACAGCGGCAGATATTGTAGCAGACCCTTCCGCACCAGGCGCTTTTGTGCAAGGTATCATGGAAGGCAAAGAGTGGATGTTAGTCAATGGTGTTTGGACCGAAGTAGATTACTCACAAGCGGTGGCGGAAATTCGTCATGCCAGCAAGCGGGAAATTGAAGAAGTAAGTCTACGCATTTTTGAAAACTTCATGAAAAAACTTTAAATATAAATATATCCAATAAATCAAGGAGATTTTCAAAATGGGAAAATTTAATCTGTCGGAAGCCGCTAAGGAAGTTCTTACTGCTAATGTTTCAGCTAAGCAAGGTGGTCAAGATAAACCATCAAAATTGTCAGGCGATGTTGCCTATGGCACCAAAGAACAAGACCTAGGTACCGCACCTACAAAAACAACCGATGCAAATCCTGACTATACAGCAGGAACACCATCAGCTACGCCTCCTGGTGCAACCCCTCCTGTAGGTTCAGAGCCAAAGAAGAAGTTGGCTAAACAACCACAAGAGCAAGGTTCAGCAGAACAACCAGAAGGCAAAGGAACAGTTAGTGGTCGTTTTGGTAAACCAAATCCTAATGCTACTTTTCAATCTTATGGTGAAGAAGTTACTTCTGATGAAGAAATAGTTGCTGAAGAAAAAGAAGAAGGTCATGAAGATGAAAAAGAAGATAAGAAACTTATCAAGAAAATGATCAACAAAGAAAAAATGAAAGAAGATATGGATGCATTATTGTCCGGTGAAAATCTTTCAGAAGAATTTGTTGTTAAAGCCGCTACCATTTTTGAAGCTGCTGTAGTTGCTCGTGCTGAAGAAGTTATTGCTGAAGCTGAAATTGCTTTACATGAACAGTTCGATGCTGCTGTAGAAGAAATTAAAGAAGATTTGGCTGCCAAAGTTGATGACTATCTCAACTACATGGTTGAAGAATGGATGAAAGAAAATGAAATCGCTATCGAAAAAGGCCTCCGTGCTGAAATCGTAGAAGATTTTATTGGTGGATTGCGTAACTTGTTTGTAGAACATTACATCGACATTCCTACCGACAAGGTAGATGTTGTTGAAGAATTGACCTCTAAAGTAGAAGAACTCGAAGCTTCTTTGAATGAGCAGATCAATAAAGGTGTTGAACTAAGCAAATCACTAAACGAACAGAAAAAAATTGAGGCTATCTACACAGCGTGTGAAGGCCTATCGCAGACTCAAGTAGAAAAATTGAAATCACTCGCAGAGGGTGTAGAATTTACTACTGAGGAAGAATTTGAAACTAAACTAGAAACTTTAAAAGAATCATATTTTAAAGCTGAAGTTAAAGTTGCAAATAATTCTGCCTTGGATGATGAAGTCCAAATTGAGGAAGAAAAGAAAGTTGTTAAATCTGCCGACCCAATGATGGAACAATACTCAAAAGCAATTTCACAAACCGTGGTTAAATAAACCATTATCAATACATAAAAAAAGGAATAAAAAAATGTATTTAACAGAAGAATTACAAAAAAAATGGGATCCAGTTCTGAATCATCCTGAACTCGAATCCATCAAAGACCCATACAAGAAAGCTGTTACAGCTCTTGTTTTGGAAAATCAACAACAAGCTATGAGTCAAGACCGTATGGCCTTGAACGAAGCTACTGCTGGTGGTCCAACAAACGTAGCAGGTGGTGTTTCTAACTTTGATCCAATCTTGATCTCTTTAGTTCGCCGTGCTTTGCCTAATTTAATCGCTTATGACGTTGCTGGTGTTCAACCAATGACAGGTCCTACAGGTTTGATTTTTGCAATGCGTGCTCGTTACGTTAACCAAACTGGTGGTGAGGCTTTCTTCAACGAAGCCAATACAGCTTTCTCTGGTGCTGGTTCACAAAACAACCCATACGGTTTCACAGGTACTGCTGCAACTGATTCTGCAACAACCTTCCAAAACCAAGTTACTGCAAATACAACTTCTGGTATCGGCATCCCAACAGCTACTGCTGAATATTTGGGTTCTGATTCCAATACAGCATTTGCTCAAATGGCTTTCACAATTGAAAAAGTTACTGTAACTGCTCAATCCCGTGCTCTGAAGGCTGAGTATTCATTAGAACTCGCACAAGACTTAAAAGCAATCCATGGTCTTGATGCAGAAACAGAATTGTCAAACATTCTGTCTACTGAAATCCTTGCTGAAATCAACCGTGAAGTTATCCGTACCATTTACAACACTGCCGTTGGTGGTGCTCAGTATGGTGTGACAACTGCTGGTACATTCGACTTAGACACCGACTCTAACGGTCGTTGGTCTGTTGAGCGTTTCAAAGGTTTGATTTTCCAAATCGAGCGTGATGCAAACATTATTGCTAAACAGACTCGCCGTGGAAAAGGTAACGTATTAATCGTTTCTTCTGACGTTGCTTCAGCAATGGCTATGGCTGGTGTTCTTCAGTATACACCTGCTCTCCAAGCTGACTTACAAGTAGATGATACAGGTAATACATTTGCTGGTATGTTACACGGTCGTATTAAAGTGTTCATCGACCCATACTTTGGTGGCTACACAAGCAACCAAGAATTGGTAACCGTTGGATACAAAGGTTCGAGCCCATACGATGCTGGTTTGTTCTATTGCCCATACGTTCCATTACAAATGGTTCGTGCAGTTGACCAATTTACATTCCAACCAAAGATTGGTTTCAAAACTCGTTACGGCATGGTTGCTAACCCATTTGCACAAGGCTTAACAGCTGGTGGCAATGCGTTAACTTCACGTTCAAACGTTTACTATCGTTTGTTCGCTGTAAAGAACTTGATGTAATCAAAAAAAATCACCATAGAGTGAATTTGAGAGGACTCCTTCGGGAGTCCTTTTTTTTGGCTATATAAATAACTATATGACATCACTTACTAGAACCCCCGAAAATACTAATCTATTACAACCTACAAAGTTTATTCTAACCTTTGATAGGATCAAAACGGTACAGTATTTCTGCCAGTCAGCCAACATACCCGGAATCAATCTAGGACAGGCCCCAATCAGCACTCCAATGCTGGACGTATTCGCACCAGGTAACAAGATCACCTACAACCCATTTGCCATTCGTTTCTTGGTTGATGAGAAGTTAAACTCATGGCAAGAATTACACAGTTGGTTCATGTCCATTGCATCACCAGTTAGTTACGAAGAAAGAAAAAGTTTAACGGCTGCACAAAACCAATTTACCAAATCTAGGTTGGCCAATTATTCGGATGCCACTTTAACCGTTTTATCTTCTTTAAATAACCCAATTTTACGGGTGCAGTTTATCAATCTATTCCCAATCACATTATCCGATGTTATGTTTGATTCTTCACAATCGGCTGATGATGTCATGTCCGGCGATGCCGTCTTTATGTTTGATTACTTTAAATTTTTACCACTTACCTGACCTTTTGCTTGACTTTTAACATAGGTTATGTTAATATAAAGATTTGGTGTTAACTTTTTGAATTTATTATGGAAAATCTAGAACAAGTATTAAAACTATGGGAACGAGATTCTGACATTGATCAGACCGAACCCGGTAAAGAATTACTGAAGATACCCAAACTTCACGTCCAATATCTTTCCATTCTCACCAAGCACAAGATTGCCTCAAAGAAGGCACATTTCGATTATCTGCGTATGCGTAAGTTACGGTTGGATTATTATGCTGGAAGATTAAGCCAAGAAGAACTATTGGAGTATGGATGGGAACCTTTTCAGTTTGTCCTTAAAACGGACATCAATGCTTACCTTGAGGCTGACATTAACCTTATTAAACTTCTAGAAAAGAAAGTATACCACGAAGAAGTGGTGTCCGTTATCGAATCTATTATGAGTGAGTTAAAACAAAGAACTTGGCAGTTGAGAGATTTTATTTCATGGGAGAAATTTATTGGCGGACAATGATATAATAATCTCCAAAAAGAATGAGGTATATTCGAAGATAACTTGTGAGAAACATATAGCACAAGAAATTTCGGAGTTTTTCACATTCTATGTTCCTGGTTACCAATTTGTTCCTGCTTTCCGTAATAGAATTTGGGATGGCAAGATAAGATTGTTTAACCTACAAAGTTCATTGTTGTATCGAGGACTAACATATTACATTGAACAGTTTGCCGAATCGAGAGGTTACACTTTTGAATATCAAGATGGACTGGATACAGAAGATGAATACTCCAGATACCATGCCGAAAAGTTTATTTCAGAATTAAATATTCATGCTCGTGGTGATCCTATCGAGGTGAGAGATCATCAAATCAATGCTTACATACACGCAATGCAAAAACGCCGAGCGTTACTGGTATCACCCACCGCATCTGGCAAATCTCTCATCATCTATCTTATCTTCCAACAGTTATACAAATACCAAAAATTAAAAGGACTCGTTATAGTTCCAACCACTTCTTTGGTTGAACAACTGTATTCCGATTTTGCGGATTATAATAACGAGTCCATGGAACCACAACTCCACAGAATTTATCAAGGCAAAGAAAAAGAATCTGATAAACCATTAATTATATCCACATGGCAATCTCTGTATAAAATGCCTAAAGAATATTTTGAACAGTTTGATTATATTATTGGTGACGAAGCTCACCTATTCAAAGCACAATCTCTTACCTCTATTCTTACCTCATGCATCAATGCCAAATACCGATTTGGTTTAACAGGTACACTCGATGGCACAAAAACACATAAGTTGGTATTAGAAGGTCTATTT